CGAGACCCTTTGTTCTATAATTTAAAAAACGGAATTTTTTATGGCACAAGAAAAAGAGAACGACACTTCAAACTTGCTCACGAACTTAAAAAGCCTTATTAAGACTTATCTGATTCACGATGGGCAAGGTCGAATTATTGCTTCTTATGAGGCTAAAACTGAAGCTGAATCGGGAGACCCTTGTGTACTTACTGTTTATGCCTATCGGGGAGGTAGCAGTACAAGTATTCGCTATAGAAAAGAAACAAACGCAACGTGGGATCCAGACAATGAAGGTTGGGATGCTGACAATGTTGTTTCACTTCCAAACCCTGTAGTGGATCCAACCCCATGATTGTAGAACACTCAAGATTTGAAATATGGAACCAATTACAACACCCTTTTAAGCACTCACTTGCTGACTTTGGGTATGTAAACGAGGCATTGCCTGGTGTATCCAATGTTGAATCTGCTTTAAATTATTTTGCTGCGGCCATTTACCCTGTTTACAGAGGTTCGGTTGCGACACCTGGAGATTTACCAACTGTTGGGAATACATTGAATGACTATAGAGTTGTTCAAGACGATGGAGATGGTAAGCAAGCTGGATATCGATGGGAGCAACGTGAAGGTGATGTTGCAGCCAAGTGGTACAAGGTTTTTGATGTTGATTGGTCAACTGATGGGATTTTGGCGGGCCTTCAAGATATCGTTTATGATGTTTATGTTTTTCAAGGTGGAAAGTCCGACCTTGATGAAACTGGAACTCCAATTACTGGAACCTTTGCAGGTCAGAGAATTTGGGGTGGAAACTTAACAGGACAAAATTTAACTTTAGACGCGAATAGCGTAGATGATACTGGGTTTGTTCAAGTAAACTCAAACTTCAGACCAACTGTGAACAATGGTTGGGATCTAGGTACAGCAACAGAGGCATTTAAGGATGGCTTTTTTGCTGGCAACTTAAATATCGGAACTCTTTTATTATCTGGTGGATCAATTACTGATTCATCTGGAAACATATCTTTTGGCGATGAGAATTTATCGACTACTGGAAATATTAGCGGTGCTCTAGGGACATTTAACTATATGACCCTGGCAGAAATCGCAACCCCAGCAAACCCTGCTGCTGGATTTAATTCACTTTATTTTAAATCTGATGACAAGCTTTATCGTCTTGCAAGTGATGGAACTGAAGCTCTTGTGGGCCTAAACTTCACATCTTCAAACGATAATCGACTTGTAAAATCAGATGGGACAGGTGGCGATGCAATCCAAGAGACCTCCATTATTATTGATGATAGTAATAACGCTACTGGTTTTACTAGCATCGGTGTGGGGAACTTATCCCTCACTGGAAACACAATTGCATCAACCGACCTCAATGGGGCAATCAACCTCACCCCAAATGGTTCTGGAAAAGTCGTTCTAGGAACGACAAGAGTTCCAGGATTAGGAAATGACAATTTATTTGTTCCTCGTGTTGATGGAACATTAACAAGCACTGGGGTTTCCCTTAGTGCTGCAAATGAGATGTCGGGATTGGCATCTTTGGCCATTGATAATCTTTTCTTTGATGGAAATACAATCAGCACGGTCGCTGGAGATTTATCATTATCGGGATTTACTGGGGAAGTAGCGTTTGCATCTAAGATTATGGCAGATGCGGATAATACCAGGGATTTTGGTGACTCTTCTACGCGATTTAAAAGTCTGTTTTTAGCAGGAAACATTGATGATGGTACAAATGCTTTTGAAGTATCAGAATTAATGTCTTTAAGAAGTGTACTTTACAGAGACAATGCTCGCACCCAGGCAGCGCAAGCTGGGGACTCCTTATTTTACGATGCAGTGAATGGGGTGTGGTTAGCAAGTGCCCCCGATACAGAAATAAGTCATCCCTCACTATCAAACTTAACTATCGGTGACGCTGGCCATACCCAATTTGCTATGCTTGCGGGTCGCTCGGGTGGGCAATCAATAATTGGTGGTACTGGGGCGAGTGAAAATCTCACGCTAACAAGTACATCAAACGCCACGAAAGGAAACATAATTTTTGCTGATTCTGTCAGACCTGATGCAGATGCATCTTTTTCTGGTGGATGGCAAGGAAAAGATCTAGGTCTTGATTCATTTAGATTTAGAAATCTTTATATGCGAGGGGAGGCCTTTGGTTTTCGTCCAGCTAACTACACATCTGGAACCCTTCCAGCCTCAAGCGCGAATAACGCTGGGCACCTAGTTTTTGCTACTGATAACAACAAGCTTTATGTCGATACTGGTACTAGCTTTATCGTGGCTGGGGTGTCAAAATTTATTCAAGACATAGCTTTTGATGGAATTGCGACGACAGTAAATGTTGATGTCTCAAGCTCAATTGTTGATGCTAGAACGGCAATTATTCAACTTCTCGACAACTCAAATGATTATGAAAGAATGCATGTCACGGTCAAGGCGACAAGTGCAAGCAACGTAAGAATAGAAACAAACATACCACTTCCAGCAGGTTCATATCGCTTGGTTGTGTTGGAATAGGAGTCTTTAATGCAGATTTATGGTTTTTTGGAAAAGGCACAGCTTGAGAATGTATCCTCGGATTTGGCCAATACATTAGCAGGTTTATTGTGGTTCAATACCACTGACTCTGCTTTTAGATTCTACGATGGATCAGCAGTCAGAACGGCCGTTGACACTAACTCAGCTCAAACACTTACTGGAAAAATTTTAACTGGAAACACATTAGGAAGTTTTAGTCCTGATGGGGTAGAAACAATTACCGTGCCAGTGGCAACAGACACGATGGCATTGCTAGCCGCAGCTCAAACGCTAACAAATAAAATTATTAACGGTGGTGTTTATGATTACCTGGAATTTGTACAGCAAGCAACTCCATCCACTCCAGCAGCAGGACGAAATCGATTATATTTTAAAAACGATGGTCAATTATACCGACTCGACGAAGAGGGTAATGAAGCTCCTGTTGGATCTGGATCAGGTGGGGGTCTGGATGTATTTTTAGCTGAAGATTTTGTAATTAACAGCGCATCAGATTTTGCAACTGGTAATTCGGCAACCTTTTTAGGTGGTGGAACACTTGATGGCGTTTTATCTGATGAAACAGCAGCTCCAATTGCTGGTGTTAGATCAATGAAATACACGGCTGGGGCAGCCTCACTTAATGATTATATTGCTTCACCAATTAAAGACCTTGATCGCAAGCAGCGTGGTCAAACAATCGGAATTAAAATTCCTCATCTTTTTGATGAGGCAATTAATGTTGAAGTTGTCATTTATGATGTTACAAATGGAGCAAAGTTAAATGCTTCAACAGATGTAATTACTGATTCAAATGGAATTAAATTTTATACAAACAGCGTATTTATTCCTGAAACATGTACTCAGATTAGATATGGATTTCATTTTCTTGAAGCAATTTCAAATGGAACAATCCTTGAATTTAACGATATTGAATTAAGCACTGATCCGTTTGTTTATAAAAATCTTATGGTGGATCAATCATCAAGATGGGATGGTTTTTCTGGACATGGTTCAACCGCTACAAAGATTCCTTATTTTACAACTGAAGTAGATGTAAGGGGTGGTGGAGTATTTGAAGTAACTAACGATTCCACAAATGGTATGCAAATTAAGGCACTAAGAAAATGTACTATTAGTGCTCAGTTTATTGCAAGGCAATCAGGGAATAATCAAGTTGGTTTTTCTTTTGATAATTCTCAATTTAATCCTAGCTTAACAACTGATATTGGGTCTTTGGCACCAGCAAGTGGTGGTCTTGGTTTTAATAATTTAGGTACAGGTACTTTTGTAAATTTCTCTACAACTGTAAATATGGAAGCTGGAGATATTTTAAGGCCTCATACAAATGGTGTAATTAACACATTTGCTCAAATTCATATTGCAGGGCAAGCTCAATCAGAACACGTTGTTACCCCAGCTAAATCAGGCATTGAAAACTATCAAGCAACGTCTGCTGCAGGTTATGCATCTGGTAAAAAAGTAATCTATTACAACACAGAGGTTGAAAATACTATTTCAAAAACAGGTGTCGTAACAAACGATGCCACCGATGGTCTAACTTTTACAGCTACTAAAAAAGTTCTTTTCTTCGGGCACGGATCTGTTGCAAAAAGTGGTGGAGTAGATGTTAGAAGTGGGTGGGTTAAGAATCCATCAAATGACAACAATGATGTAAGTGTCGAAGGGTTAAATGTAATTGGATCTTATACTCAAATGCAATCTGGTGACTCATCTTGGGGCAACTCAGGTGGTGTAGGAATCTTAGAGCCTGGAGATGTTGTTAAGTGGATGGGCAGTGGAAACGCCCTTTCCTCTGGAAACGGTGTCGGTGTTTCTTTTGCGGTAGTTGATTTTAATCAGCAGATTCTTTCGGCTATTCCTAAGAATAGACACACAAAAAGAATATTAAGTACAAATATAGGCACAACTGTTGATATCCCAGAACTTAGGTTGGGCAACATTATCCCAGGTCGAATATATAAAATTATGGCAAATGTTCACTTTGGAAATGTTAATAGTGGTGGTGTTGATGTTTTTACAATTAAGCACAATGGACAAACAAAAGCAGATGTTTCTTTTGATGGAATATCTGGAGCAGCATCTTCTGCAAGAACTCCAGCAGTGGCAATCTTTGAGGCCGAAACAGATACAATTACATTTGATTTTACTCAAGGGAGAACAACTCTAAGAGGAAATGGAACTGAAGCTCAAACATGGGTTCATGTAATAGAACTTAATCAAGATGAAATTTCAGATGCCTTTGTGCCTTAATGTTTAAAGGATAAATAAATTATGACTAAAAGATCAATCTTTGAAATACTTCTCGCTGTAGCCCTCCCCATCGCTGGGGCAATGGGTTACGTCCACGGAACATTTGCGCAAAAGGCCGTGGTTGAGCAATTGGTTGAAAAGGTTAATCGAACTGATAAGCTAGTTTGCAGAATGGCAATCAAGCAAAACCTGGAAGATGCGGTACAAATATGTACTGATTTAAAATAAGGAGATTTTTATGGACGCAAAAAAACTATTACTAAAAGAACTTAAGCAAGAGGGATTAAACATTGCTGAAGATGCTGCAGAGGGTGCAGTTAAAGCTGTTTTCCGTGCAGTAGCTAAGTTCGCAGCTCAGTCTGAAAACAAGATGGACGATGTTCTCATCGCGATCTTACCTGTTATCGAACCACACGTATTGAAGCTACTTGATGGTATCGATGGTGAAAAAGAAGATGAGCAACCAGCAGCCGAATAATGAAAAATGGTGGCGTAACTACGTTGCCGATCTTTTTAAGAGCGCGGCTATTAAGGCTGCGCTCAACTTTATTAAAAAGAAATTTGCGCTAACCCTCGCTGGCCCATGGGGTTGGTTGGCTGACCTAGTTTTAGGTAAATTGTGGGATGCCTTTGGGGCACCTATGGTTAGATGGGCACAAAGAAAATTACTATTGGGTGTTGATAAAGCAACTGGTAGAATAAAAGTACGAAAAATAAAGGAAGCAAAGGAGGCTGGTAATGTCAAAGATTACGACGATGCTGTTGATGATCTTTTTAAGTAGTTGTCGCGCCCCCGACCTTGCTCCGCAAATTATGCCTGACCTGGCATTTTTTTATAATGAAGATGGATCAATTAATTTTGAAAAAAGCAGATGTCGATTACGCTGCATAAATATCGATGGGCCATTTCGTCAAGTCGATGATCGAAGATGTGGTGAGGAATTTGAATCTGGTAATTATGATATCACTGAATGTGATGGACTAATTGGCGTATATGTTGATGTCCTTGGTGAAGAGGTTATTCCCTGGGCAAAAGAACTCAAGAGATTTGGGGAGGATGAATGCAAACCTTAAGTAACGGATATCAATTACCAGAAACAGGGGACAGGGGTTCCGTTTGGTTTCCTGCCATTGAATCAAATATTCAAAGATTAAATGATCACACTCATAACGGTGTTAACTCTGAAAGACTTACTCCAGAGGCATTTGATGCCTTTACTGATTCGACAAGTCTTATCCCTGCAAATTGGACACTTCACTCAAGCGGTATTTACCGTGCAGCAGTTACAATGCCTGGAAGTAAACTATTTGATACCACAACAATTAATTTAAGAACTAATGGACGCAGATTATATGCCGACATTGAAAAGATAACTGATAATACTTTTTATGTTTATGTAAATGATAACTCATTAACAGTAACGGTGCTTTACCTATGATGCAAACTCAGCCATTTGAGCTCAATGATTTTTCGGGTGGAATTACCGATAATTATATCGATGGTCGCCCGAATCAAGCAAAAGAGCTTGATAACTTACTGTTAACTACAAACCGAAAACCATTCTCAAGACCTGGGTCTGAGCTTTGGAACTCAACTGATCCGCAAGTTCCAAATGGGCAACAAAGAATTAATGCCCTGATGAAGTTTGACGATAATACGCTTTTAGTTAATTCACTAAAAAAAGTATTTTACGTTGACGGTGGGACATTTCAAGATCTTGTTGGGCCATCGGGGAACAATCCATTAACTGATGGTGATGCTAGTAGCGATACTGCTTATACATTCTGGAATGATCATATATTTTTAACCAACAGTGCTTTTTCTAAGCCGATGAAAATATATCGAGACAATGCAAATGTTCTTCAGGTAAGAAATGCAGGACTGCCAGGGTTAGCTTCAGAACCATCTGTTGTTATCGGAACCCCAGGTGCATTGGGTTACATTTACGCTTTTGCTTATTACTATGAATATCAATCAGGGCTTCAAAGCTTTGTTGACATTGGGCCAACAACCCAAGTTGCTATAACACTTTCAAGTGACCCAGGTTCAAGTGCTAATACAATCAATGGAATTCCAACCCTATCAAATGGGGCAAGTGATAATTTTGATACAGCAAACATAAAGGTAAAAATCTATCGAACAGTAGGAGATGGAGATGTCCTTTATGAGATTGGCGAAGTTACTAACGGTACTTCTAGCTTTAACGATAATAATGCTGATGCTGACATCCAAGCAAATCCCACCATCTACACAACTGGAGGTGTCCTTGATAACGATGAACCTCCTCGTTGTAAATTTGTTCACGTAACAAATTCTATTGGTGTTTATGGACATATCCAGGAAGGAGCAAATGTATTCAAAAATAGAATACTATTGTCTGTGAGAGAAGATCCCGACTCTGTTCCATCTGGTAACTTAATCGAGGTGGATGATGAAATTGTTGGTATCAATTCTCACGAGCATATTCCTTTGGTGTTTTGCAAGCGTCACATTTATCGGATTGATGGATTTTACGATGAAACTGGAGGGGGTGCCCCAATTCATCAAAGAATTTCTGATACTGTTGGCTGCCTTAACAATAATTCGGTTGTACAGACTGATGTAGGGACTTTCTTTGCTGGAAATGATGGCTTTTACTGGACTGACTCTTTTAAGGTTTTAAAAATATCAAACGAAATCAATGAAAGATATCGCGAGATAACTAAAAACAACTCAAGAATTTACGGTGCCTTTGACGAAGAAAACTCAAGAATTTATTGGTCAGTTCAAAAAGATGCTTCATCTGCTGATGTGGATACATGCTTTGTGCTTGATCTAAGGTTTGGAATTAGGGCCGATTCTTGCTTTACAACTATTTCTGGAGGAGATAATTTTTCTCCAACTTCAATAATTGTTATCGATGAAAACTTTATTCGCGGAGACAGAAGAGGGTATTTATTTACTCACAATGAAAACTTCTTAACCGACCCTGTTATTGACACCCTTGCAATGCCATCCACCTGGGAAGAGGCAACAATAAGATACGATTACACATCATGTGCATTTTCTTTTGGCACAACCTTTATGAGAAAATGGATAACAAGATGTAATGTTGTTTGCCAAAACGAAACCAACCTATCGCTTGGCCTAAACTCAATTAATGACGATGGTAGGCGTGAAGCTGAATTATCACCAATAAGATTTCGCGGTAATATCGTGTGGGGTGATGAAGATATCACATGGGGCGAAGCTGATTTAATCTGGAATTACGATGGGTTTATTGATGAATTTAGAAGATTCCCATCAAGATCACTAAGATGTAATTACAAGCAGATTCAACTTAGAAACGCATTTGTAATTACTCACAACTCAGATACTTACGGTGATGGAACGGTAAATAACATCGCAAAAACAGTGGTTTTAGCTGACTTATGGCCATCGACTGTATTTGGCTATCAAATATTCTTTGAAAATGATGGTTACACGAGGGGTTATGACATAACGAGCGTTTCATCTAATACTATTATTTATAGCGATACTGGAAACGAATCTCCAAACGGAACTTATAAGTGGGTCATTCGGGGCTACCCTAAAGGTGAAGTTTTGAACCTTGTTTCTCTTTGCTTGCATTACGCAATACTTGGAAAAACCCAACAAGGCTTCAGGCAATCGGGAATTGGTAGCAATGCATGACATTAGAACTTTTATTAACGCAGCTTAAAGATGCTTATATACGCGAAAACTTTCGTCGTATCCGCGAACTGGTTGAGGAACTAGAGCGCAAAGTTGATGATAATGCTGTTTCAGATACAATTATTAATACTGTTGTTAACGCTTCAGTTTGGAGAAGGACTGCGGGAATTAACGCCCCATCCTCCTCAACAACTGTGTTGGATCAAGTGAATGTAAATGATTTTGATTCACTTAAGTACATAATAAAAGTTAGAGATGAGGTGTCGAATAAAACAACAACAAAAGAGATGAATGTAACAAACGAAAATGGTTCGATAAATGATGTAGTTTTTGTTAAAATGTATGGAGGTAGCAATTTCGCATTATCCGCAGTTAACAATTCTGGCACTTTCGAGCTACAATTAACAAATAACGACTTAAACGACTATAACGTGAGCATAGCGAAGCTCACTCTTTAATCACGGAGGAAAGATATGTCGAGACAATTCTTTGGGGTTGAAAAAGGTTATGACATTTTCGGTGAAAATGGTGATCTTCAGGCCCGTATTTTATTTTCAAGTTTGGCACCAGATGGTCTAGGTGATCAGTCTGATGCCCCTATTGGTTCAATTTTATTAAGATCAAATGGTTCTTTATACCAAAAGATCGCTAACGCTGGAAACGCAGCCGATTGGCAATTAAACGGAAACGGATCTTCATCTGTTCTTCCTATTTTCCAGAACATTATTGTTAGAGCTGCAACTGGTGATGCACTTGTTGCTGGTGTTGTGGATCCAACCTCTTTTTCTGATAACGAATCAGGATTAGATGGTACTGCTTTTTCTGTTGGTGAATACCTTATTGGTGGAGTTGGTGGAACGCCAATTCTTTATGAAGTAACTGCTGTTGGTGGAGCTTCAAGTATTACAATTGCTGTTGCATCACCTGCAATGCAAGAAAACGATGGTTTTGTTGTTCGTTCATACCTTCCAGATTCTCCAGCAAACCAAGAGAATACTGCTGGTGTAATGTACCAAAACGGTAACATTATCAAATTATTTGATGTCGATTTTGCAGTCGCTACAGGTATTTCACTTTCTGGATCTTATGCCCCAGTTAATGGAACGGTTGCAGGTGGAATCACAGTCGAGACTGCGATTAGCTATCTTGATGGTAATCAGATTGATATCCTTTCTTCACTTGGAATTTCTCAAGGTGATACAAACTTTGGTACATTTACTGGTACATTGCTTCCAGACAACCAGAGTGCAAAGCAACTTTTCCAAGCACTAGAAACTGCTGTTGAAGGTGCAAATCAAGATATTGCTGATCTTGTTACTCTTACTGGAGTTCCAGCTAACTCAACTGACCTTGGAACATTTACTGGTGTTACAATCTCAGATAATGTAACAATCAAAACTGCACTCCAAGAGCTTGAAACAGCTCACGAGTCTGTTTATACATTGCTTGGTGTCTCTGTTGGA